AAAGACGATTCGAACCGTAGCGAGGACGTGCTAGAGCGCGCCAAGAAGCGCTGGACACGATGCGTAGAGTGGGAACGGGATCAGCGCAAACTGTTCCTGGACGATATTCGTTTCCTATTCGGCGATCCCGACAATAACTATCAGTGGCCAGATCAGGTGCGCTATCAGCGCAATCTTGATGGCAGACCTATGTTGACGGTCAACAAGACCCATACGCATTGGCTGATGGTTGTGAATGATGGCAAGCAGAATAAGCCATCGGTCAAGGTGCATCCGGTCGGTAACGGCGCTACATATGAATCGGCCCAGGTGTACGAAGGCATCATCCGGCATATCGAGTACATCTCTAACGCTCAGACTGCCTATGACCGTGCCTCAGAGTTTCAGGTAGGCGGTGGCGTAGGATATTGGCGCCTGATTACCAAATACACGGACGATAACGGATTCGACCAAGAGATTTTCATTCAGCAGATTGCCGATCCGATGACGGTCTACATGGACCCGGACATCAAGGAGCTGGACGGCTCTGATGCGCGGTTCGGCTTCATCTTTGACGAGATGCTGAAGGATGATTTCGAGCGAAAATATCCCGATTCAAACGGGAATATGAACGCTGCTTTCAATGGCGCAACAGGTGGATGGATCACCAAGGACAAGATTCGACTTGCCGAATACTTCGAGATCGAAGAGGGCAAGGAATACATGTTTGCGGTCACTGACGAGCAGGGCCAAACAGTATTCAAGCGCGAATCAGACTTTACGCCAGAGCAGGCAAAGCTGCTGAAGCGCGTCAAAAACGATCCGAATGTACAGAAGCGTCGGGTTGATAAGCGCACTGTCAGGCATTACACGATTGCTGGCAATGAGATCGTAGACAAGGCAGTATGGGCTGGCAAGTACATTCCAATCGTGCGTTGCATCGGCGAGGAAGTCATCATTGATGGCCGCCTGGAGCGTAAGGGATTGGTGCGCTATCTCAAAGATGCGCAGCGGATGTACAACTACAACTCATCGGCCCAGGTTGAGTTTGGTGCGCTGCAATCAAAGTCGCCATACATTGCTCCTGTGGAAGCAATTGAAGGGCTGGAAAACTATTGGGCCACGGCCAACCGCGAGAATCACGCTTACCTGCCGTATAACTCGATTGACGAGCAAGGGAATCCGGTTCCCAAGCCAGAGCGCCAGCAGCCGCCTACGGGTGCGCCTGTATATGAATCTGGCATCCAGATCGCCGCGATGGAAATGCAAATGGCTTCTGGGCAATATGAAGCCACATTCGGGCAGAAGTCCAACGAACGATCCGGGGTTGCGATTGACGAGCGTCAGCGACAAGGCGACAAGGCGACTTATCACTTCATCGATGGCCTGGCCAAGGCTATCCGTTTCACAGGAAAGCAACTGATCGATTTGATTCCGAAGATTTACGACACGGAACGAATCATCCGAATCCTGGCGGAGAACGGCGACGAAGAAGTTGTGTCGATCAATCCCCAGATGCGTGAGGCAATGATCGAGCGTAAGAACGCCGTAACGCAGCAGGTCGAAAAGATCTTCAATCCAACGGTCGGTACTTACGATGTCGTGGCGGATGTCGGCCCGAACTACGATACCAAGCGAGAGGAAGAGTTCAAGGCGATCAAGGACATCCTGGTTGGCCAGCCTGCGCTGCTTCAGGTTATCGGTGACTTGTTGTTTGCTGCTGCGGACTTCCCTGGTGCGCCAGAGATCCAAGAGCGACTCAAGAACTGGATTCCGAAAGAGATCCAGAACGGTGGACCGGATCAGGCGACTGTCCAGCTACAGCAGCAATTGCAAGGTGCGATGGAGCTTATCAAGGGACTGCAGCAGCAGTTGACGGATAAGACCCAAGCTCTACAGATCCAGGCCAAGCGCGCGGATATCGACAGCCTGAATCATCTCGGCGTGCGTCTGGACAAGGAAAACAGCAACAATATTGCTACGTACAAGGCAGAAACGGAGCGCATGGACAAGCTCAAGGATTACATGAGCGATGCTGCACTCAAGCCGATCATTCGTGAACTTATGCTGGAAATCATGAATGGCCCGGATTTGATCGTTGGTAATCAGGCGGGGGAATCCACGGGCGCGGATGCTTATCAACTAGGAGTCATGGCGCAAAATGGCAACGTTCCAATGTGATGTGTGCGGTCAGTCGACACAGATTAACAGCCGTTGGCGCGGTTCATTTTGCCAAAAGCACTGGTTAATCGCTCAACAGGTGGATGGTGGCTCGGTTTTGAATGGCAGGACTGCCGATACGGACCCTTATCTTGTTGACAAAGAGATTGCAGATTTGAAACGCCGATGTGTGGAAGCGTGCAAAACAGTTTGATTTGTATATAATCTTTGCGTTACCGGACGTATAACCGGGCTACCTACATGGAAATCATGGACGAAATCGAAAACGGTTCTGCTACCGTGCCGGAAGGTGAAAAGCAAGTTGAGGCCGCGAATACTCCTGAATCGGCCACAGGGGAAGTCGTAGAGCAGAATAATGAAGCCAAAAAGTCGCCCGATGCATGGGCGCTGAAACGTATTGGCGAGATTACTGCGAAGCGACATGCTGCTGATGCGCGCGCTGCTGAGGCTGAGGCCAAATCTGCACGGTATGAGGAGCAAATCAGGGCAATGCAGGCCAATCCGAATGGGGAAAGTCAGCCGCAAGGCGATATTCACCAACTGGCCCAAGCTTATGCGAAGCAGATTGCAGATCAGCAACTGGAAGCCTTAACCTTCAACCAGCGCTGCAACTCGGTTGCGGAAGAAGGAAAGAAGGAAATTCCGGATTTTCAGTCGTCCCTTGATAATCTGAATCAGTATTTTGGATTGTCGAAGGAGTTTCTGGATGTCGCCACGAATGTAGATGGTGCGCACAAGGTGCTTTGGTATCTTGGCAAGCCTGAGAACTTCGAGCGATTCGAGCAGATCAGCAGGATGTCTCCGGTAAAGCAGGCTATTGAGCTTACAAAACTCAATTCGGTAGCAAGCAAGGCTCTACAAAAACCTGTGTCCAATGCACCGACTCCTATCGAGCCTGTCTCGGGGAAAGGTGGCTCGGATGGCGTTCCGGATGTCGCGAATACCAAGGATTGGATTCGTCATCGAAACGAAAACGCCCGCCGAAAACGTTAATCGGAGAAATTTAAATGGCTAACTCGATTCTCACAATCAACCAGATCACGAACGAAGCCCTGCGGTTGTTCGTGCAAACCAATGCGTTCCTGCGCGTGGTGTCGAAGCAGTATGACGATCAATTCGCCCGCTCGGGTGCAAAGATCGGTAATACGCTGCGTATCCGCCTGCCGAACGACTATCTGGTTACGACCGGTCAATCAGTAACGCCGCAAGGTACGACCGAACAAAACACCACTCTGAGCGTTGCGACGCAAAAAAACGTGGCAGTTTCGTTCGGTACGGCAGAAAAGACCATGAGCCTGGATGACTACAGCGAGCGTATCCTTGCGCCGGCTGTGAACCGTCTGGCCGCATCGGTTGCTGCTGACCTTTCGACCGTGGCGGAAAGCTCGTGCAACTTCGTGGCGAACTTTGACGGTTCGGGCGCTATCCAGACTCCTGTTGCTGATACTTGGCTGCAAGCTGGTGCTGCACTGGATTTGAATCTGTCGCCGCGCATGGATCGCATGGTCATCCTTGACCCGCGCACCCAAGCACGTACGGTTTCGTCGCTGGCTGGCCTGTTCAACCCGCAAGTCAAGATCAGCGATCAGTACGAATCCGGCCTGATGGCAAAGGACACGCTGGGCTTCGACTGGATGTATGACCAAACCTCGATCCTGCATACCAATGGTACGTTCTCCGCTGGTGGTGCAATCTCGGGTGCTGGCCAAACTGGTTCGAGCATCACTGTTACCGCGATCACCGGCACGCTGAACAAGGGCGACATCATCACCATCGATGGAGTGAATGCGATCAACCGCCTTACCGGTGTGTCGCAAGGCGAACTGCGTCAGTTTGTGGTGACTGCCAACGTGCTGACTGGTGCCACGTCGATTCCGATCTATCCGGCAATCGTCCCGGCCCCTGCTGCGTTCAACACCACGGATTCGTCCCCGGGTGCTGGCGCTCAGGTCCGTCTGGTCGGTGCTGCTGGCGCAACGTTCCGCAAGAACCTCACGTTCTACCCGGAAG